TTTCGGGTAAGTTAAGAAAACTTGGGAGTCTTTTCTTGATTGATCGGTAGAGTCTGATTCCATGGTTGCTGCCTACGACATCTGTTACGCCAAGGTACTGAAGTACATCTTGGGTAAGGCTTCTATCATCATCTAGGTTTCCAACCATTTCGTCAATTGTTCCTGCATTAAATCCACCAAGTTGAGGTAAATCTATTTCGTCACCAATTTGAATAGTTTGGTGAGGTTTCCATTTGGATAAAAACTTTCCTACTACCTTCACGCTCTTTTCATCAAAGAACGGAGACTGTAAATCGCTGATAAAAGCGACGCGCCTAATTATTCGTCCTCGTCCTCAGTTGGGTCAATCCGCGGAATCAAAGCGTCGGGACTGTCGTTGCTTACCCAATCAGGCAACGCATGTGGCTCTTGCATAAAGAACCAAGCTACTTCGTTACTAAAACCTGCCTTTTTTGCTGCGCGGTAAATCTCATGTTTGGTAATCATAAAAACATCAAGCTTAGATAAAGGTTCGGGTGACCTGCGAACAACCCGACGGTTAATCTTTTTGCGCTTACGAGTAGCAGCCATGTCTTAAGTTTACTTCCTACTAATGACAATAAAGAGTTCATCTATGCGATTGGATAGGTGTGTCGTTTCTTTTTGTAAAGCTGTAAGTTGGTCTTTCATGCTTGAGCCGCCATTGCTTTTAAGTTCGTTTAACCAACCTTTTATTATCCAGCGTAAGCCAGCAAGCAATCCAATTAATGTGGTAGTTATTCCAGCCGCAAAGCCAGCCCACTCAAGGGCTGTCATTACTCTTTACTGCCTATGCCAAATGCTGTTTCGTCAGGATTTAAAGCTCGTAGAATTGGTGCAACCCAAGCCACTAAAAAGGCTTTCCAAATGTCGCTAAATTGACCTGTTGGATTTGTTACATAAACTGTTGCTAAACAAACAAATGCGCTTCGTGCATAGGAGTTTATTACAGCTAGCGTTTTCTTATTCATTGTTACCCCCTAGTAGTGGTATGTTAAAAAACTCTGAGTTGTTATCTTGATCTTTCTTGAAGCTGATATGTATGTGGTGATTATGGGGTGAAAATCCTTTATAGCGCCGCCACTTGTAATTAAGTATTGGAGACGCAATCATGCCCAAATGGATTACATAATGTACGCGTCCGTGATTCCGAGCATAGAGTCTAATTTGATCTGCCAAATATGCTGAATCCCCTTTGTTGTCAGATAAGCGAGCGTCAACATCAATTGCTCTGACAACAAATTTTCCTTTTGGGTCAGGTATGTGGTCGGACTTACCTGCCGATTGATGACGCAGATCAGCAATCCAGCCTTCGGCATTGCCGCGTAGACGATCTTTGTATGAATCATCTATTTGTTCACGCAGTTGAACCGCAGCTTTTGATAACCAAGGTTTCATTATGAAAGAAGTAGCGCAGCTTCCTCAGCTGTAATGCCAAGTTTTTTCAAAAGCTCAGCCTTAGCCTCAGCCTTAGCAATTAACTCAGCTTCTTTAGCCTTGAACTTGGCTTTGTTATCTGCTTCATCTAATTCGTATTGTGCAATTTCTGCTTCAGTTAAATCAATAACTAATTCCTCACCAGTTGAAGCGTTAAAAATAACACGATTAAGATTTTTTTTAGTCATCATAACTCCTAGTTCTTGTATCCATAGACGCGGTATTTTCCAGTTTTACTGCCACCATTAAGAATAGTAAAACCGTCAAAACTTGAAGCAACACAATGGCTTCCATTAAATATTTGTGCTTCACAAGCACTTGCTGCACTTAAATTTCTGCTTGCAACTTGAGTTATGAAGCCTGTAATTTCTGCTTTAAAGGGATTAAAAACTGTAATTTCAGAATAATTTATTTCACCGCCTGAAAAAGTTGTACCCACTCTTAAACCTGTTTGGCTTGAATCTCTATTTACAGTGTTTGTAGTGCCAGCAGCATAGATGAATTGATAATTGTAATTTGAAGTAGAATCATCAGCCCCACCAACTCGCAATCTTATATCAAAGTTTGCTGTACTTCCTGATGATAAATCAAAAAAGATTTTGTAATAGTCATAACTGCTTGAAAAACAATTATCTACACTTATAGTAGAAGCCGCACTAAAAGACCCTGAAGCAGTTTTAACTACATCACCACCGCCAGCAGCAGCAGCCCATTTCAATCCTGTTGCAGCGGTAGAATCAGCGGTGAGAACTGTATCGTTTGCGCCTACTGCTAATCTTGCAAATGTATCTGCCCCAGTTCCACCAATCAAATCACCTTTAGCGTCTATTGCTGTTGCCATTGAGTTAGTAACTGTTACTGTGCCTGAAGTACCACCACCGCTAATACCTATGCCAGCGGTTACTCCTTCAATATCACCTGTTGCACCTGATGAAACCCAAGCACTACCTGAGTAATACCATAAAGAATCTGTGTCTTTAGTAAAAGCAAACTGTCCTTCAGCTGGTGCGGTAATTGCCGCGTCGCGAGCTGTAGTCGTTGCAAAGACTAGAACCCCTTGCATTAAATAGCCGTTTACATCTGTCGCGCTTAATACATCACCTGTATTAAAAGTCTTAAATCCTAATCCTGCTGCCATGTTTTGTTTCTCCTTAGTGTCTTATTATATCGTCAATAGGTCAAAATATCCTCACCTAAAATTCCATAATAACTGTTTCCAATTATGAAGCTGTCATCTATGGGTTCTAAGGTGATAAATGTGCCTAAGAAGCGTGAGGGGCTTATGTCCCATGCAACGCCTTGGATTTGTAGGTTTTTAGTTATTGTAGAATTGTCAGGCTGGATATTTGTGATTAAAACATTGTCAAAATAATCAAGTCCTAAAATAGTACCGTTTGGAACATTGGGGTCATTTAGATCAATGGTCATTTGGTCTATGCGAATTGTTGTAGTTGATCTAGTTGAAACAAATAATGCAGCAATATTAGCTGCGGCAGTATCGGTATCAATAATCAAATCATTGTAAGTAACAGCATGGGGGAAGTATTGAGCCACGCTCGTTGCGTCAATATAGGTCTGTTTGACACCACCAATTTTGGTTATATTGGCTGTGTTAACAATAAGTTTATCGTCAAAAGCAAACACTAGATTTTTGTAAGGAATACCGCCTGTTTGATTAAATGCAATTGGAGTTCCACCAGCTGAAGACATTGTGTTTAATCTGTTCTTAAAAATAACATTGCCTTCAGGTGATACATAAAATGCGCCTTGCTCTGAAAACTCACAGTTTTGAATAGCTGATAAAGCGGTTCTACTTGTTGCTGGGTCAGCCTGAGTTAAGGAGTTCCCAGTATCAATGGTACGCATGGTATTTGGAAACTGTACCGTGTCCAAAACTTTATTGATTCTAGTTCCAGTATCTTGACCAGCACTTGAGCCTGTTACTGTGCTAACCACAGCTAGGTTTAATAATCTAAAAGCGTCGCTGGCATTAATGTCCACATAGGAAACATTTTCAGCTTGATCGTATGAATAAATATAATCTGTTGTATAACCACTAAATAAGTAATATGTAGTGCCAGCGTATGTAGCAGATATTCTTAATTTTCTTAAAGGTGTTAAATTTGGGTACAAATCGCTTGAAGTGTTTTGGGGATTGAAGCGACCTGTTTGATCGTAAATCCTGACAGTACATGTGCCAGCCTCATAAATGTCGCGTCCAATGTTTCTGCCGCGCCCGATTCTTATGCTTCTAGTTACATCTGTTAAATTGATAACCAAAGCAGGCGCAGAACTATCACTTAATGTTCCTGTACCAAGTACACCGTTAACGGGGTCATCAAGGGTAAACGCGTTTCCAAAAATTGCGCCCGAACTGAAATTTAAGCTTACATCTAATACAGGTAGTGCCACAATTAACCCGCTGGAGAATTGATTGTGCTAAATGAACCTGAAGCAGATGAGTTAATCAAACCATTTCTTAACTGATCTATTAAATCGGTAGTAGCACCGTTGATAGTGTAATTATTAATAATGTTACCTGAAGTTGGTGTACCACCAAACATTTGACTACTGTAATCTAAAAATGTAGGGGGAGTTTGACTACTAGCTTTTGGTGCAATTGAACTAGGGTGACCGCCATACAATCCAGCTGTGTACTCAGCAAAAGTTGGTGGAGTAATCATTTTTTGAGTTATTGTTGAAGTTTGTAATGGATTGTTTAATAATTTAAACATTTCAATCATTTTGGCAAGCAGGTTATCAATCTCTGTACCCCAACCCTTAAATGGGTTCAAAGCCATTGGAATATTAGCAATTGCTTGAGCCAAGTTTGTAGTTTGTAATTGGCTAATGGCAAGTTGCTTGCCAAGTCTTTCAGCTTCGCTTGCATTTCCCTGAAGTAAAGCTAATTGAAGTGAAAGCCGTAGTTTTTCCTCAGCTGTAACTTGACCCTGCAAGGCTGCAAAAAGTTGTACTTGATCTATGTCAAATAATGTATTTGCTTTCTTTAATTTAGCTTGATCTTGAAGGGCTTTAGTTTGAGCCTTGGTTGCTTTTAATTGAGCAGCGGCAAGGTCTTTAGCAATTTTAGCGTCCCTAGCGGCAGCGCGTTCAGCACCTCTAGCAGCATTGCCTCTATCTGAACCCTCACTAAATAAACTACTCATATTGTTTTTGGCTTTAGTAGCAGAGTCACTTAATGCGTCAACGCCTTTAATGGCTAAACCAATGGCTGCAAACATGCCAGCCGTCATTACAGCTGCACCTAATGGACTAAATAAGAAGTTTCTTGCTATTGCACTTGCTAGTAAAGCATTTCTTAATTGTGTGACAACCTTTACAATTCCTTGCAAAGCAATAATAAAACTAGCAATCTTATTAATTGTAAAGGCAGCGGCTAGAATAATTGCAAAGGATTTAATTAAAACTATGTTATCTGAAATTAATCTACCAATGTTACCTAGTGTGACGGCGGCAGATTCACCAAAATTAATGATTTTAGTTTGTAATTGATCTATGTCTGTTGATTTAGAAATCTCCATTAAAGCCTCAACTAAGCCTGCACCAATACTTACCTTGGCTGCGTCCGTGGCAACTTTTAATCTTGCAAATTTGTTTGAAAGTGTGTCGGCTGCGGCAGAGGCAGCACCTTTAGTTACATTTGTAACTGCTTTTAATATTGCCCCAAAATCACCCGAAGCAAGAGTAGCTTTATCAATGCCTAAAGTAAGTGCGCCTAAACCTCGTGTATTGCCTAAGTAGGCTTTACTCAATAAATCTGCGGCTGAACTAACGCTAATGTTTTCGCGAGCAGCAAGGTCTAATGCAACATTAGTTAAATATTGAGAAGCTGCAAGGCTTCGTGTAGTTGTCAGCAATTGTTCATAGGCTGGAATAAGTTCATTATCAAGCACACCAAATTGAAGTTTTATGCTGTTTAAAAACGCCAATGAGTCTGAAGTAGCAAACTCAAAGCCAATTGCTCTAAGTGAGTTGCCAAATAAAGCAAGTTGTTTTTCTTGAGCAGCAAAAGCCGATATTGCAGACTTAGCAAACGCCGTTACTCCAACGCCAATAAGTGCATGTTTGACACTTCTACCTAATTTGTCAGCTGCATTTTCAGCCTGTGCAAAGGCTTTCTTGCCAGTAAATTGCGCGGCAATATCAATTACTATGCTCATTTAGCCACCTTATTAAAGTATTGTTTCTTTTTAAATTGCTCGTTAACATTGTAAATAGCAGTTAAAGCAGCTGCGTTAGCCTTGCCGCCGTCCTCAGCCCATGCCCGAAAAATCAAGCGACCTTTCATATAACGCCCACGTTTTGTTGAACTTTCAATGTTTCCTTGTTTAAGTTCACCCATTGATTGAATAAAATCTGCACCTGCTTGAGGATTATTAGAGTGGCTTATACTGTGATTAAATGGGTCGCCTTTACGACCAACCCAAGGTTGTCCATTAGGATTTTTTCTACCAGCTGTTTCATAAATAGCACCTGCCGCTGATTTGTTAATAATAAAATAAACAGATTTAAAACCATTTTTATTGGCTCTGCTAGGGACATCACTATATTTAATGTTGTTTATGACTCTAGCTGAATTGTATAAAGGAAACTTTCTTATCTTTCTACCTTCAGCATTTGTAAAAAACTCAGTTCGTTTTCTATAACTCCAATTAGTTAAAGGAGAAGTTGCTGGCACATAAGATTGTGCTTTTTTAACAATGCCGCCAAGAGCTAAACTCATTTGGTCATCTAATTGCGTTTTAAGGTTAGGGGCATAGTCGGTTAAGGCTTTCTTAAGCTCTATTAGTCCTTTTACCTCTGTTGGCATTTTCCCTAGCCTTTGCGTCGTCTTTTAGAACTGCCAAGGTTGCCCTTAACAAATCTCTGTCCAT